GCTATTCAAATGCAAATAACCGTTGATTGTAGTTCCTTTGAGGAAATCTTTATCACAAGAAGTAAGGCTTCTCAAATACAAATAACCGTTGATTGTAATTTTTCCGCCCTCAATGGTGTAATTCGTAACCCCGTATTTTTCTAATAATCCAAGCTGTTTTTTCATCTTTATTATGTTTTATTAATTTGTTTCTTCTGCAAATATAGAGATTAATTCTAATGTGATACATTTTTTTGTCTTTTTTTTGAAACATTTTTTGTTTCTTTTTGCGTCGTGTTTGATTCGTACAAGGAATTTACTCTGTTTCCACTTATTCCTTATCATACAAAGGTTAACGAATTTTGTCAGAATTTTTGCTCCGACACAATAAAATGCACCATTTGAAACATTTTAAAAAATTATTGACACATTTATTTGTTTCATATTGTTTTTATGTTTATTTTTGTCATTCTAATTGAGTAGAAATGGTTGCGTATTGGCAAAATTGCCAAACCGAAAGCTAAATTAAAAAACAAAACGACAATTTTACCAAACACGTGTTAGCGGATGCCCTTATTTCGGAATGATTAAATAATTTAAAACAATAAATAAAATGAGTATAGCAGAAAAATATTATCGAATTTTTTACAAAGTTAAAGACGATGTGAAACTCACAAATGAGCAGTGGAAGGTTGTAAAAATGATGCACGAATTTTTAAGGGAAAACAATAAACCTAAACTTCCAAAAGGGGCAATTTTGGTAAACAAAAAAGAATTGGTAAATCATTTACGCTATGTGAAAAATTGTCTAAAAGACACCGATGATTTAATGCTAAATCCAAAATACAAAGATTTTTCAAACGGAACTGGCGGTAAACAAATGGCTAAAATTTGGAACGCTTTGAATTTAACAATGCAGTCAATTTTACACTTCCAAATGAAAGTTCCACTTGAAAGAGTTAACGAGGATATGAATGAACTTGTCGAGTGTGTCGCTTAGGGTTTCCGCTAACGGTATCGGGCTTGGCGAAGTGGCTGAACCCGAAGTTAAATAGAAGCACAAAACTTAATAATTAAAAACGAATGATTGATAGAATTACTGAACAGCCATTTTGCCAAACCCGTGTTAGTGGCAGTACTTTTGTGAATGCTGATTGTTTCGATGTTTTTCCTTTTATTGAGGATAAATCAATTGATGCTATTATTTGCGATTTGCCTTATGGTACTACTCAAAACAAGTGGGATAGTATTTTACCTTTGGATGAACTTTGGGAACAATACAAACGCATTTTAAAGCCAAGAGGTGTAGTTATATTATTTGCCCAAATACCTTTTTCAATTACTTTGGGTGCTTCAAATTTAAAGTGGTTAAAATATGAATGGATATGGGAAAAGGATAGAGCAAGTGGACACTTGAACGCAAAAAAGCAACCAATGAAAGCCCACGAAAATATATTAGTTTTTTATGAGCAAATAGGGACTTACAACCCACAAAAAACAACAGGGCATAAGCCAAGTAATGTAAGTGGACAAAGGTTGAAAGAAACAACTAACTATGGCAAATTTGAGCAAATAATAAGCGGTGGGCAAACTGATAGATACCCAAGAAGCGTTTATAAGCACAATGTAGTAAATAGCCAACACGGAATAGAACACCCAACGCAAAAACCTGATGGCTTGTTGGAAATGCTTATAAGTACTTACACAAACGAAGCCGATACGGTTTTAGATAATACAATGGGTTCAGGAACTACAAACCTTGCTTGTATCAAATTAAATCGCAAATCAATTGGAATAGAAAAGGAAAAACAATATTACGATGTTGCTGTTCGTAGGGCTTCTGAGTATTGCCACTAACGGTTCGCAACTACACGATGTTGCGTAAAAACACAAAACTATCTTTCAGTTTAACACGGAATTGAAAGGTACAAAACCAAAATTAAACTAATTACAATGTAGCAATAGCGTGTAATTGCTGTTATAAGTAGCTTTTATTATGGAATGGATAGATGTTAAATTAGAAAAACCCAAATCAGGTAAATCTGTATTAGTTTATTGCGTACCTAAATTTAGTTTTGATGATGAACTCGAAGATTTTGAAATACTGATTGGATATAGAGAAGATGATGATTGGTATTTAAACTCTAAAGATTTAGACGAAATAAAATTTATATCACACTGGATGGAATTACCTAAAAAACCAATATTATGAACGCAAAAGAAGAAGCAAAAAAATTAAAAAGTGTGTTTTTAAAACAATTACTTACAGCAACACCACCATTAAATAGACCTCATTTTCAATCTAAAGAAATGGCTAAAATTCATATTGATTTAATGATTGAAAAAATGAATAGTTATTCTGATTTAGAAAGTCATTTATATCAAAATGATTACGGAACTACAACAATAGTAGCTGAAATAATCTGTTTAGAAAGTATAAAAAAAGAACTTGACTTACTTTAACCGCAATGTTGAGTAAAGTTACTTATAACTACTATATGTAAACACCATCTATAAACACTAATAAAATCAATATCCAAGCCTATGGAAATTCTAAAGTGGTCAAACAAGTATTCGATTGATACAATATAATTAGCAATATTAAATCGCCTTTGGCACAAATAAAATTATAAAATGTTAGTAAACGAGCTATTCAGGTAGATTATAATAGAAGATTGAAAGTAAACCTTAATGATTAAAACTAAATAATTATGAAATTACTCTTATTACCCTTTGAAAAGGGAAACGCTTTCTACTCAAAAAGATTAGATAGATTTATGTTGATTCCGACAATTAAAATTGAAGTCAACAACTACGCAAACATTGGATTAAATCAAACAGTGCGCTCAATTGAAATTCAGTTTTTGAATTTTGGTTTTGGCGTGATAAAATAAATAGATATGATAGTAGAAATAACGCTAGAGCAATATTTAAAACAAGGCGGTTTATTAAAAAATGTTGATTGGGGTAAATCTTATTGTTATTATGGAGACCACAACCAATTTGCTAAAGTGGTTCATTATGAAGATAAAGGAGAGAAAGGCGGATACAACGTTCCGTTATATCATTTTACTTTTGACAATGGAAGAACTCATAGGTATGCTATTAGCTGGATAAAATTAAAAGTAGAATTTGTTTTATCTGAAATTTATAAACAATAAAGAGACATGATAAACATTAACGAATTAAGAAGAAATAACATTGTATGGGAAAACTATGGTGGATTTTATAGAGTTTTCGGAATAAAAGACAGCGGAAAAGTAACAATTTCAAAAACAGAATCAACAATAAAAGTTGATTTTAAAGATTTTGATTTATTTCCTGTAGAACTATCAGAAGAAATACTTTTGAAGTGTCCGCAGTTTGAGTTTTACGAACGCTTAAAACATTATAGATTTGTGTTAGATGATGTTTGGTATCAGATAAAAGTATATAAAGACGGTTTGTATTTTTCTTTTACAAATTTAAACTATGACGAAAAAAATCACATGCCTCCAAAAAAGTTAAAACACTTACACAGATTTCAAAATTTATTTGCTGAGCTTACTGATGTAGAACTTGAAATAAATCTTTAACCAATGCAAAAAAAAACAATGAAACCAGAAACAACTCAAGAAGTAATCAAAAAGTTAGAGGAATTAAGAGATTCTCTCCAACAAACAGAAAACTCTTATGCTACAAATAAGTGTGTGGAGATTTTGGCATTGATAGTAGTTCCCGAAAGAAAAAGACTTCTTTATTCAATAGGAATGACGTATAATTCAGAACTAAAAGGGTTTTACTTTCATAATAAAAGAGATTCGGTGTTTTTTGATTGGCAAATTGAAGGATTTGATAACGCTAATTTTGAGGCTTCTTTTAATTGGTTCAAGCAAAACTCCCCAAACCAAAAGAAACTTATCGAAATAAACGATGGTTCAACACAAGTAGTTTCAGAAGAAAATTTAAGTAATATAAATCCAGAGAATTTCCATATTGTAGAAATCCTAAAACAAAACCCAAAATAATGAGCGAAAGAATCGTAACAATCAATCCAGGAGAAACTTTAAAAATTATTGTTTCAGAAGAAAAAGAAGAATACTCTATATCTGAGTTTTGCAAACTTGCTAAACTATCAAGAAGTACAGTATATAGAAAAAATGAAAAAGGAGAAATACCGTTCATTACATCAGGGAAAACTCCTAAAATTAGTCACGAAACATTAGTCAAATTTAAAAATAAGTAGATTATGTCAGACGGAAACTTACCCGCAACAAAAAGAGAACTTCCAACATTAGCTGAATTAACCAAAGACGTAGATTTAGCTTGGAAGAATGATAGTTTGAATTTGCTATTAAGCCAATCTCCACCAGAAAAATGGATAAAAACTCACCCATACATTAGCGGTTATAAGTATTTACCCATAGACAAGGTTGAATATCTTTTAAGAAAAATATTCAAACAATATAAAATAGAAGTTCTCAAAACCGGAATGCTATTAAATGCAGTTGAAGTTACTGTTAGAGTTCATTATGTTGATCCGGTTACTGGGGAATGGATGTTCCACGACGGCACCGGAGCTCAAGAATTACAAACTCAAAAAGATACTGGTAATTTAAAGATGGATATGAGTAATGTAAATCGAGGAGCGGTTACAATGGCTCTTCCAATTGCTAAATCTGTTGCGGTAAAAGACGCTTGCGACCATTTTGGAGATTTGTTTGGTTCAAATATAAACCGCAAAGACACGCTTGTTTTTACTGTAGACAAATCTCTTGACACCGAATCTATTTTCAATGAACTAAAAAGATTGTTTGAAGATAAAAAAGACTTGATAAAATCTACGGATTACAAGGATATTGAGAATGCGGTAAATTCTGAATTCAACTCTAAAAAAGTTACCGCTTATAAGAGATTTATTAACTATCTAAATAATTTATAATGGATTCTGATTTAGTATTATTTAATGCGAGTTCATCGGGAGTTTTACTTACTGAGAAACAAGGAGAGAGATTTACTGAAGTTATGGCTTCACGTATTTTAGAACTCGAAAAAGAACGCGATACCGGTTTAAACGCAAACGGAAATAAAGTTAAATTTGAAGGAACTAAAAAGCCTGAAGAATTAGCCGAATTAATAAAAAGACGCGATGCTCCACCTCAACTTTCAGACACGGCCAAAGCTATGGTTAGAAAAGTTTGGTTGAGAAATGAGAAAAACATTTATATAACCATAAATTCTAAATATCTGGACAAAGGATTAATTCAAGAAGAAGAATCAATTTCACTTATTTCAGAATTAGACGATGTTTTATATTCTAAAAACGAAGAGAGAATAGAAAATGAATTTTTTACTGGTGAAGCTGATATTGTGAAGGATTTCGAGAATACAAGAAAAATTATCGACACAAAAACGTGTTGGAGCGCAGATACTTTTATGGAATCAAAACCATCTTTAGACAATATCGTTCAAGGACAAATCTATATGGAACTTTATGATGCTGATGAATTTGAATTAAAGTTCTGCCTTGTTGATACTCCAGAGCATTTGATTCAAAGGGAAAAAGACTTTGTTAAACGTAAGTATTTTGATGGAGATATGAGTGATGCAGAATTACAGCATTTAGAAGATTCTATGGCTCCTATCTATGAGAGAATTGAATCTAATATGAAATTCTCCACAAATCCACTTATCCAAAAAGAAGAATGTGTAAAAACATTCTATTTTAAAAGAGATAGAGAAATGTACGCAAAACTTGTAGAAAAAGCAAAACTCGCAAGAGAATACTACAAAACTCTAAAATTAAACCACATTGAAATTAAAAATTAACCTTAATAAATATTAAAATGAGTACAGAATTATCAGTAAAACCATCAGAGTATGGTATCGAAGACAAAAAAGCAGTTGAATTAATAGGGAACTTACCTCAAATCAAGGAAGAACGCGCTATTTTAGAGCAACAATACTCTCAAGTTATCACTATGGATATTGAGGACAAAGAAACGGCTAAATTAGCAAGAGAACTTCGTCTTCAAATCCAAAAAAACAGAACTCAAGGAATTAATGTTTGGCATAAAACGGCTAAAGATTTTTTCTTAAAAGGAGGTCAATTTGTTGATGCTATAAAAAGGCTTGAGACCGATGTTAACGAAAGAATGGAGAATACTCTTGAAGAAATTGAAAAACACCAAGAGCGAAAAGAGCAATTACGCCTTGACGAAGTAGAAAATGAAAGAAAACTTAAACTTGAGCCGTATGCTGAATTTGTTCCATTTGGCGCAAACATTAGAAATATTTCAGATGAAGATTTTGAAAAATTACTAAACGGATCAAAATTACAATTTGAAGCAAAAGTTGAATCAGACAGAAAAGCCGAAGAAGAAAGATTACGCTTACAACAAATCGAAACTTTAAATAAAGAAAGAAGAGAAATTGCGCTTCCTTATTTTCAGTTTTGGAGCGATACTGATAAACAACAAAATTTTGGAGAACTCTGCAATGATGATTTTGATTCTTTTATAAAAAACATGAAATCTGCAAAATCTAATTTTGATTCTGAGCAAGAAAAAATTCGCTTAGAAAATGAAAGACTTCAAAAAGAAGCAAAAGAAAAAGAAGAAAAACTAAAAGCCAGAAACGAGGCGCTTCGTCCTTATATTCGATACATAAGAGATTACGAAAAAGTATTGAACATGAATGATGTTGACTTCAAAAAAGAAATTTCTTCTTTAAATAAAGAGGCTATTGAAACAGAAAAATTTGAAGCTGAAGAAAGAAGTAAAAAAGAAATTGCTGAAAAACTTGCTAAAGAAGAAGAGCAAAGAATCCTTAACGAAAAGAAACAATCCGAAAAACTTGCTAAAGCACCAATAAAAGAACAACTTTCTGTTTGGGTAAATTCTTTTTCTATTCCAGAAACAAGTGTGGATAATGAAACTTCAAATCTTATTAAAGCTAAATTTGAATCATACAAAACTTGGGCTTTATCTGAAATAGAAAAACTTTAATCCAAAAACATTATGCAAAGAGTAGAAATAATTGGACGAGTCGGAGCCGATGCAGAAGTAAAAGATTTTCCAACAAGTCGGCTAATATCATTTTCGGTTGCAGTGAGTGAAAGCTACACAAATAAGCAAGGAGAAAAAGTCACCAATACAACTTGGGTAGAATGTTCACGTTGGACAAACAACGTTTCAATCGCCCAATACATAAAAAAAGGAGATTTAATTTACGTTGAAGGAAAAATGAATAATAGAGCCTATTTAGGTTCAGATGGAGAAGCAAAAGTTGTTAATGGAATAAATGTTTCACACATTGAACTATTAGGTAGTAAGTCAGATTCTCCACAATCTGCTCCACCTCGACATGAAAGACCACAAGCTAATCAAAGTAATTCTTTTGTTGATGGAGAAGACTTCAAAGAAGAGGAACACGACGACCTACAGTTCTGATTATCAAATAGTTACGATACAAATATAATATTTTTTATCAATTTTACACAACTTAAAAAATATTTCCCTACATTTGTGAAAGAAATCAAGCCGATGAAGTTTAGTAGTCGGCTATTTTTAACGAAAATATGTAACATTTATGGCAAATTCTATTTATAAAAACAAAATAAAGCAAAAAGGACTTAAAGTAAATTGGGTTGCTCAACAAATATCTGTTAGCAGACCTACACTATCTGCTTATCTTTCTGGAATAAGAGAAATGCCACTAAACGTAGAAGCACGCCTTAAAGAATTGCTTCGGTAATTTTTTTTCTTTAATAAGTAACCAAATTGTAAAATATGAAAACTATAGAAAACGTAACAATATACAAATGTGATTTCTGTTCGAAAGAACTGAAGAGAAAACACGCAATGGAAAAACACGAACAACAATGTAATTGTAATCCAATTAATCTAAGACCTTGTTTAAATAATTGCCAATATTTAGAAAGAAAACCAGTTGTTTTAGGAATTGGACGAGAAGACCACATCACCAGAGAAGAAATCACAAAAGAGTATAATGGTTTTTTCTGTTCTTTAAAAAATCAATATTTAGTTCATCCAAAAGCTGAACACAAAAACGATTTTATAAAATCGGAACCTACTTATGATATTAACGATAATGAAATATTTCAAGATTCAATGCCAAAAGATTGTTCCCAATACGAAAACAAATATAATTTTTAACTATGGATCAACTTATTAAAATAACCAACACAGAAAAAGGAACTGCGGTTTCGGCAAGAGAATTATACGATTTCTTAGGATATGCTTCTCAGCACTGGGCAAAATGGTATAAAAAGAATATCGTAAACGATATTTTCTTTCAAGATAATAAAGATTACACACAACTCCCACTAAGTGGGAGCAACAAAACAGTCGATTTTGCTATTACTATTGAAATGGCAAAAGAAATTTCAATGTTGGCCCGAACAGAAAAAGGAAAAGAAGCGCGTCAATATTTTATTTCTTGTGAACAAAAACTAAAAGAAGCATCTATTCCTTCTTATCAAATTGAAAACCCTATTGAACGAGCTAATAAATGGATTGAAGAACAAAAACAAACACTACTTCTTCAAGAGCAAAATAAAAAACTACAATTTAGATCAGACTTCGTTGATGTTATTTTTGAAACAGATGGTCTTTTTGGAATGGAAGAAACTGCAAAAATTTTAAAACTTCCATTTGGACGAAATATTATGCTCAGAAAATTACGCGAAAAAAAATTATTCCTTGATACCAATACTCCAAAGCAGTCATTAATTACAAGGGGTTACTTTAAAGTATCAGAGCAAATTATTGATGCCGGAAAATTTAAGAAATTAGTTTCTACAACTTACGCCACACAGAAAGGAATCGGCTATATTCATAAGGTTTTTAAAGACGAAATTCCGGTGTAAATAACTATACATTATCTGCTGAATTAATATACATTTTAAAATTATTATTAAAATAATATTAATTAATTAAAATATTATTATATCTTTACAAAAACAAAATTATGGAGCAAAGATTATCAACTTCTGAAAAAATTAAATTAGAGTTGTCGAGAAAAAAAATGACACAAGAAGAGTTAGCTAAAGAGTTAGGGTTAGATAAGGTTACGGTAAGCAACAGAATGACCTCTAATGCTTGGAAACCTCTTGAAGTTTTTTATATTAAAAAAGCACTTGGATTTGACCTTTAAATTTTAACTATGGCTAAGGAACTACCTTATTTTAAATTTGAACCTAACCAATGGGAAAACGGAAACATTCAAGCTTGTTCAAGAGAATTAAAAGGCTTGTTTATAGATATTTGTTCTATGTACTGGTCAAGGCTTGGAGATTTGTCTTACAAATTGGTTTTACAGAAATTATGCGGTGGCAATGCGACCGCATTAAATTCGCTTTGCGAAGAAAAAATATTAGAGGTAATTGAAGGTAATATCTTTATAAAATTTTTATCCGAACAACTCGATGAATTTGAAGATATAAGTAATAAAAACAGGGATAATGCAAAAATAGGCTGGGAAAAACGCAGAACTGCAAAGGCTTTGAGCGAGCGCAATGCGACCGCATCAAATTCGCAATGCCAAAACGATGCCATAAGAGAAGAAGAGATAAGAAAAGAAAAGATAATATTAGAAAAATCTCTTTTGTCGGAAATTAAAATTTCCGACGATAATATTTTTTTGTTATACAAAGAAAAGAAAACAGAGGTCTCTAAAGAAACTATTTTTTATTTTAAGACCGCAATTAGTTTTCAATTGCTTTTTATTAAAAATCTGAAAGAAAAAGAATCACCAACTACTCAATTGGAATTAGCTAATTTTAAAAATTTTGTCGAGCCAATTAGACTAATGTTTGAAAAAGATAAAATTACAAGTATTCAAATCCGGCAAGCCTATGATTTTTTAAATTCAAAAGAAGGCGATTTTTGGAAGTCAAATATTTTGTCGACAAAAAAACTTAGAGATAAAATATCAGTGTTGTTGGCAAAGGCAAATACATCGGTAAATTCGGCAAAACAAAATACAATTATTCCTGATCCAAATAAAAGAAAAAGAATTACATAATGAATTTAAACCCATTAAAATCGAACAGAACAGATTTAATTAACCTTGAAAAAGGAAAATTACCTCCACAAGCTATTGACCTTGAAGAAGCGGTATTGGGGGCTATGATGATTGATAAGAAAGGAGTTGACGAAGCTGTTAGTTTATTAACTGCTGACGTTTTTCACAAAGATGCCCACAAGCATATTTACGAGGCGATTTTTAATTTGTACGAATCGAATAGGGGTGTTGATTTGCTTACTGTTTCTTCTGAGTTAAAAAGACTTGGTAAATTAGAACTTTCTGGGGGTGATTTTTATTTAATTCAATTAACTCAAAAAGTTTCTTCTTCTGCTCATATTGATTTTCATTGCAGAATTATATTGCAAAAATACATTCAAAGAAAATGTATTAGAGTTTCTTCATCTATAATTGAAGATTCGTATAGTGAAGATGTAGATGTTTTTGAATTATTAGAAAAAGCATATAAAGAACTTGGAGAAGTTACCGATTTAGTAGATATTGGAAAGGAAAGTAACTTTAAAGAAAGTGTTATAGCATATTTAAACACCTCTAAAAAGAATTCTTCTGGAATAAAATCTTCTTTAACTTTATTAAATAAAAAACTAAATGGGTATCAAGATACTGATTTGATTATTTTAGGAGGAAGACCCGGAAGCGGTAAAACTGCATTCACTCTTAACGAAGTTTTAGAATGTGGCTTGAATAATGTACCATGTGTATTTTTTAGTCTTGAAATGGGTGAAAAACAAATTATAGCAAGAATGTTAAGTATAATTTCTGGAATAGATAATACTAAAATTAGAGATTATAATTTAACTCCATCAGAAGTAATGTATTTAAAAGAATGTTCCGATTTATTAGCAAGCTTACCTATAATTATTGACGATTCAAGCGGATTATCTCCTATTGAAATGAAAATAAAATGCAGTAAATTAAAAAGGGAAAAAGGAATTAAAATGATTTTTGTTGATTACTTACAATTGATGAAAGTAAAAAATAAAAAAATAGGCAATAAAGAACAAGAAATATCTGAAATTTCTCAATCGCTTAAAAACTTAGCAAAAGATTTAAAGGTTCCGGTTTTAGTCCTATCCCAACTGTCAAGAAATGTAGAAAGCAGAGGTTCGAGTAAACGTCCGTTGCTTTCAGATTTAAGAGATTCTGGTTCGATAGAGCAAGATGCTGATATTGTAATGTTTATTTACCGTCCAGAATACTACAAAATTGACGAATGGGATGATGATGAAGCTGGCTCAACGATTGACCAAGCCGAAATTGATGTTGCAAAGTATCGTCACGGAGAAACTGGCTATTGCAGAGTTGGATGTCAATTAAAATATATGAGATTTATGGATTTAGAAAATTTAGGTGACGACATTACTCAAAGATATTTTAGAAATAAGTCTATTCCGGAAATTAAAAAAGAAGTATTGCCGAATATAAATCCATCAGAGGCTTTTGTTTCAAAAAACTTTTACGAGAAAGAAGATGATACTGACATTCCTTTTTAAATTAATTTTATGAGAAACAAAAAAAACCAATCACCAAGAGAGATATAAACCGACAAGGTGTTTTAAATATTGTTTTAGGTTTAGTTATTTGGGTTATTTTAGTATTAATTTTTAAAAGTTAAAGGTTATGAGTAGATTTAAGAGAAAATCATCGAGTGATATAGCTATTGAAATTGCATCTTGGATAATAGCTTTTATTATTTTTTATTGGGTT